CACCGACCGTTCCGGTACCGCGACACCAGCCATTGCTTCATTCTAGCGGCCTCCGCTCACGTTCCTGATTTCACGCATGTAGACGAGCCGTACCGGATTGCCGCTGCTCTCGGCGTGCTGGCGGGCTACAGGCTGCATCGAGCGGGCCAGATCCTCTTTGCGATGCGCCAGGGGAGCGAACCGGCCAAGCAGGTCCAGATAGGCGACGATCATCCCTTCGGTACCGTCCTTGTCCTGCTCCACCCATACCCACTGCTCGTACATTGGCATATCACCGGGCATCAGGCGTTCCCTTCGACATGATCGATGCTCATAAGCTTGATAAGCTTGCCGTCGATGGCCTGCTTCAGCATCTCAGTGTAAAGCTCCCGGTCGTTGCTGTGCATCGCCGCCATTTCGCCGGCCAGCAGGATTGCCGTAAAAGCCTGGAAGGTCGAGACAGGCGCTTCCTTGTCGTACTGGCTAACCACATACATGAACGTTTCCGCGATCTTGGCGACACGCTCTAATTCACCCTGGGTAAATGTCCCACTGGTGTCCACAGACCCTAATACCTTCACGCTCTGTTCTCCCCCAATAAAAAACCCCCCTGGAGATATCCAGAGGGGCTAGGTCGTCAGCGAATGGATACCTTCGGAAGTACCCTATGCATGGACTAAGGAGACGCGCAACACCTTTTTCATAGGGGTGCCATCTTTTTGACAACGTGTGGTACCGGGCACTCGCTGATCTTCTGAAGGAACGCCAGAGTAAAGCAGTAGATCACCGCTCCCGCCAGCATCCATCTAAAGGTCAAGGGTACGGCCAGCAGGCACATACCGAGTAGAACAGACCTGAACAGGCACGACTTCCAGACACCGGACAGAAGGTTCATCATCCCAAGGGCCATACTCTTTGTCACCGTTAGTAAGACCTTGAGTATAATGAGTCTGGTACAGCTTGTCATCTATCTTAAAGATAACCTCCGTAACCCGCTCCCACTTGTTGATGGCGATAACCTCACGCTTGATAAGGTACAGGTTCGGTGCCTTGAGGTAGTCTAGCAATGTTTCGCGCGGGAAATACTTATAGGCCATTAGCAGTCCTCAGCGTGTGGTCAGGGCTTCCCAGGCGACCGGGAACCTTTCTCTGATTTGCGGAGCCAGCATCTCTACGAACTGGCGGGTTTCCTTCTGCGTATCCTTATGGTGGCGCAGGTGCCACAGGTGGGACCATGCCAGAAGGGAGCCTGTCCATGTCCAGACAATCTCCATGTCCTGCGGCAAGACGCCTCGGGCCTGCTCCGGAGCTATGCCGATACCCTGGATAAGCAGTTCGTAAAGCTCGTAGGAGCGCCGCTGATGCGTCTCTACTAAGTTCTGTACTGACTGGTTCAGTTCATCGCTTACATCGCTACCAGTGCCCTGCTTACGGTCCTTACAGTCATACCGATAATGGTCTGGCTGGAAGAAGGTAATCCCGTCTGTCTTGTAGCGCCTGGATACCTCGCTCCATGACAAGCCGACCTGATGCTTACCTAGCTGTCTAGCTACATAGATCGGTGCCTCGCAAGCAAAGGATAGCTGCGGGTGTCGGAAGGGCAACATGTGCCCCTCCTTCGCTAGAAAGTGGACTAGCCGTCCATCCTTATCGCTAAACTCATCGTTTTGCTTGTTGAAGGTCCGTCTGGCCGCATTGGCAATATCAAGATCAGTGCCGGCACAGAGGGATGGAATAATCTCTACATGCATTACCAGATATCCGGAATAACGGTGCCATCGGCAAGGAAGTATGTCGGAGCCTTGGAACGCTTCTCCATGATCCGCTGTGCAGCATAGAGAGAGACGTTCCAGGCATAGGGCAGCCAGACTTCATGACCGAAGACGGTATGGCGCTTCTGAAGGTCCAGAGTGCCGTGACGATTAGGTACGGTCCTATAGGCTGCCTCATTCAGCACTGAGGTATTCCTTCAGTTCGGTGAAGCCGCCGATGTGCATTCCCTCGTGCCAAATCTGAGGGACCGTCTTCAAGCCCTGGTTGGTAAGCTGTTCCTTGCGGCGCAGATCGGTCGTATCGTAGTAGTGCATCCAGCCGTCTACCGAACCAATCAAGGCTACGGCTTGGTCACAGTAAGTACAGTCATGGCGACCGTAGACGATGAACGGCTTATTCAGGTTTGGCATTGGTCTTCTCGTGTCGCTCAAAGGCGTTCGTCCACATCCGGCAGATACCGGAACGCACTACGTCTCGGCTGGTAAATTCAATGACCAGGACATCGAGTTCCTGGCGCTCGATGATGTTCAGGACGATCTTCAAGCCGCTGCCGGCTTTCAAGTCCGTCTGAGCCACGTCACCGTTGACGATCACCGTGCTACGTTGACCGATGCGCGTCAGGAACATCTTGATCTGGTCGAACGAGGTATTCTGAGCCTCGTCCAGCACAACGAAGGAGTCGTCAAACGTCCTGCCGCGCATGAAGGCGAGAGGGGCAATCTCGATCTCACCCCGGCGCATGGCGGCCTGGAACCGCTCATGCCCCATACGCTCTTGCAGCTTCTCGGTGAAGGGCAGCGCCCATGGCGCCAACTTCTGTTCGAGCTTACCGGGCAAGAAGCCGAAGTCCTCGCCACCCGCACCGACCGCAGGACGGGTCAGGATGATTTTCTTGACACGGCGTTCAAGCAAAGCGTCAGCAGCTTTATATGCCGCGATATAGGTCTTGCCGGTACCAGCAGGACCGACCGTGAAAATCTGGCTCGCGTTATCAATCGCCAGAATGTAATCGGCTTGGTTCTTGTTCAGCGCCTCAATAGGACCGGCTTTCGGCGGTGCCGGCTTCGGCTCGGTGAAGATTTCGGCACGGCGCTTCTGCCGAACGACTTTGCGTCCCATGGGAAATACCTTGATGTAAGGAAAGGGAAGGGCAATAGCCCTGATTAATTCGCAGCTTCGATCTTACGAAGATTGTCAAACCATGCGCTGTTAAAGCCGTGTTCCCATTCACGAGACTTCAATGTATTAGGCCGGTGTGGATTGACCACATTACCAACGTTGAAACAGCGGTAGCCCTGATAATACTCCGGCATCCGATCTGTCTTGGATTTCGATTGTGTTGTCATCTACTACTGCTCTATAGGCCACAATCTTGCGGCACACGTTAAGGAAAACGTCCTCGGGCATGTCCATCTTCATGATGTTGACTTCCTTCAGGACCCACTGGATATTGCAAGCGGTGTAACCGCCTGACGAGTCGATGCGATCAAGTGAAGCATTAGTACGGACGCCTTTACCTGCCGGCACAGGGATCTCAAGAGGATCGCCCGTATAGGCGCAGCGTCCCTCTTGTTTAATCCACTGATCCTCCATCTCCGCGACAGTCAAGGTGAACTCAATACCTCTGGAAAGTGCCGATAGACGGACTACGTTGTGCGCTGTAGCGGGAAGGAACTTGCCACCTCTCCAGTGCGGGCTTTTTACACCTTTCGATGCCTGGAAACGGCACCACCTACAGCCTTTGGAAATCCCACGGATAACCTGACTGGCCCTCGGCGTACCTACGACACCACATTCGCACCGACACAACCAGAACTGCTGACCTTTTTCGTCAAGATGAGAGTAAGCAAGAACGGTCCACCGATTGATGGAAGCATCCTTCCACTCTTCTATCCTATGTTTGGTAATGTAGTTCGGCATAGCCCATGTTCCTCCAAAGAAAAGACTAGTATTTTGTATATTTTATACTAGTCTTTTCCTTAAGTCAACTACACGCCGCAGCTACCGCCCTTGCCTGTTACTTCACACAGGTCCGTCATCACTACAGACTCCGCAAAAGTCTCGCCAAGTCGATCTTTGGCTTCGGAGTATCGGACAGAGGTAAGGGGCTGGCCGCCTCTGGCGCCGTCCGGGTAAACCGTGAAGCCACGTAGACGATGAGCGTACTTTGCAAGTACGTCCGCAAACGGCTTAACAGTGTCCGGATTGTTCGTCTCGGTTCCCCAGGCCGGGAGATTAATAGTCGAAGAGATTGCCATATCAACGTAATCTTGAACATCGGCCTGGAACCTTATTCGTCGCTCTGGCTCAACTGAAAGAGAAAGAGCAGAGTCAATAGAGTCGGGGTCAACTCCATAACGTTCGATAGCATCGTTTGCCGCTCCATCTACAACGTACTGGTAGTGCCACTCTTTCCCCTTGAGGAAACGGCGCTTGTAGGCGACCGCATACAGCGGTTCTACTCCTGTCGTGGTTCCGGCGAGGATGCCAATAGTGCCAGTAGGGGCAATGGCACGATTAGCGACAGGACGAGACACGCCAAGATTATCAGCAAAAGTACGGGAAACATGGTCACTTACGCCCTTGTAGATAGATAGATACCGATGCAGTTCCGGTGTCACTTCGTAGCTCGCGCCACGCTGAATCAGCCACTCGTGCATTCCCATGAGTCCAAGACCCAGGCGGCGGTTTTTCTCCCTGGTCTCGTACACCTTGTCATAGGGCAACTGTGCCTTGAGGGTGCCGCAGATCAGGAATTTAGTAGCCAGATAGGTAACGTCGCGCATTTCAGCGGCGGACTCGATCCGGCTCAGGTTGATGCTGCCGAGGTTACAAACGTCGCTGTCGTCGGCGCTCGTGACTTCGGTACAGGCATTTCGGAGGGTCTCATTCTCCTTCTCGAAGAAGTTGAACGAGAAGCCCGGTTCGGCTGACGAAAGCGCCTGCCTGACGTTCTCAAGGAACGTCGAACCGTAGTCGCCGGTACGCCAGTAATTCAACAGCCATTCGGTGTCATAATTGACACTGATGTTGGTCATGTCGAGCGGTGCCGGGAAATTGAAGTCCTGCTGCTTCACGTCCCACAGGGAGAAGCCAGTAGACCCGACCGGGTAGTTATGCCAGTCCTTGATCTTCAGGAATTTTTCAACGTCGCCATGCTTCCAACTCAGGCTTGCGTAGATAGCCGAACGTCGGCTTCCGCCTTGCATGACCTGTCGGCCGATCTCGTTGAGCATCAGCATCTTGGCGAGAGGACCGGACGACTTGCCGCCAGTGCTGGACAGGATACGGTCAGACTCACGGTAGATCGAATAATCCACCCCGATCCCGCCACCCGTCGAGAGGCATAGTTCGGCCCGCTTCGACAGATCCGCCCAATCCTCCCGAGTGTCCTCAAGAGCCTTAAGCAGATAGCAATTGTTGAAGAACTTTTTCTTCCTACCGGCGTAGTACAGGTACCGGCCGCCAGCAATGAACTTCATCTCCGAATGGTAACGCGCCAGTTCAACCCGCTCGTCCTTCGGCATCAGACCATGGCAAACGTCTTCAATGAGCGTGTTGCTCAGTTCGGTCCAAGTCGTAGCGCCTTCGTGGGCATATTTCTGATTGAAGATGGTTTCGGCAAATTGATTGCGAAACATAGGGTTTAGGTTGGACTTCCAGGCCATTATTAGTCGTCTCGTCCCACGCTAAGGAACGGGATCGATCCATCGGCAACGCCTTCATAGAAGGTTTCGCTGACAATCAGCTTGGCGACAGGCGCACCGTCAATCCATTCAATCCGCTCCAGGCGAATGTTGGCAGGATCATCGATGGCGTCGAACAGACCTTCCAACAGGACTTCGATAATCTCGCGCTCAATCGGCAGATTATAATGGACGTGCGGGAGAGGGCCGTAGGGCAGGGCAGATTTAGTCATAGCTCAGAACTCTACAAATTGATTGTCGAAGGTCAGTTCAATGATCTCGTCACAGGTGAAATCGTCATCGGCGCCGGTCACGTCTTCGGCCTTCATCAGCCGAACGCCAGTGGTACCGGCAATGTCAGTCACCAGAGCGATTTCGACCAGTTCACCCTTCCGGATCACGTCATGAATGACGGCGTGCGTCTCAATGAACTCACGGACTAGCTGGAGCAGCGTATCCGGGTTGATGTCATAACCAATACGGCTCATGTAAAAAGGTGCTCCAGGGTAAGTTTCGGGTGCTTCTTATCCTTGACCAGCTTACCGTGTTCATTGACGGTAGCCTTCTGGATGCGAGCGATGTTGTCCTGAACCGTAGTGTTGAACGCCGGGCCAAGCGGAAAGTCGTAGATCACGGCGGTACCGATAGTCACCACCAACAGATCGCATATTTCCTTAAGAACGTCTTCTCGGCTGCCAGAGAAAAGAGCGTCAACCAGTTCATTTGCTTCCTCACGAATTAGCTTCGCCCGCAACGCTGCGGTATCCCCACCTTCGTTGAAATTGCTGAACGTCTGGTTAAGCGCCTGGAGGGTTGCTGCCGGTGTGCCTTCCAACTTGTCGAAAATCTTGCCCTGGTAGTAGGCCAGGGTATATTCCATGCTGCTTTTCATTTCAGAACCTTTATCTCTGCCTCGGTCACGATCACGAGCCGCGCGCCGCAAGGCAGGATGGGGGTGGAAGGGGAATAGAGAACGCGGGATGGCCCCTCGATCTCCAGTTCATGACAATAGGTAGGCTTGCCGTACCGGCCTGTCTGGAACCTCACAGCCGGATCGTCAGTGCCGTGCTTGGCGTTGCGGGCAATGACGTTCCGGTTGACGTGGACGTAAGTGGTCAAATGAAGTGAGGACCGGACTTAACGTCATACCGTGGCTTGGGGTACTGGCGATGGACCTTGGCACCGTGCGGGGCGTATTCCTCTTGCTGCATGGCGCAGACGGTAGCGCCATTGGCCTGGAGGTTGATCGACCGTACCGCTCTGTCGAGATACCAGATGGCTTTCCGCAGGTCTTCGGTGGGCTTGTCGGCGTGCTTCTTGTCGCTCCGAAGGACATACTTCAGGGCGTTGCCCTTGCAGTAACCTTGAAACATTTCTGGCGTAAGAGAGTCCTCGATTACATCGATTGTCTCGTACCGGCCGGCGTTGTAATGCGCCGGCTTCAGGACAGGATCACTCATCGATATCAAAGGCGTCAGCAATGGAGTTGCCGATAGAAAAGCCAATCAGCATAGCGACGAACAATGCGCCGCCGATCACGAGATATGCAGTCATGAATACAGCCTCCGGACGGTTTTATAGGAGATACGGCGCAGATCGTATTCGCCGTTGCTTACGTTTTCCTTAATGACTAGACCGCGCCACCAGAATTTACTTGATCCTTTGGCAAAGTCGGGATCATGGCCGAAGTAGCAGCCGGCCGACAGACCGTACATCTTCCTACCGTCTGCCCTGGTCTCTTCGGCCTCGGACCAGATATGGCTATGGCCTACCGTGCAGGACTGGTGATTGATCTTGAGCAGGGTCCGCGCCATGTTGACGCCGCCCACGGCCTTACCCATCACACCCGACGCGAAATAATGACAATAGCTAATGCCATCGACCACCACAGGTACCTTAAACGGGACATACTCCCACCCGTAATCTTCATAGCAAAGATCACCGACTGAGATAACCCCGTCCAGTTCTGCCGTGGCTTCGGTAAGCCGCTTGATGCGTTCTTCATCGTGATTGCCACCCAACATGATGAAGCGCGGCTTGTATTGGCGCTCCTTATACTGACGCCTGACGGCGTTGTACTCATTCAACGGGGCGGAAACACGCTGCAAGGCATCGTGGGTGTGCAGAATGTCTTTCTGGTACCTGCGGCCTTCGAATGATTTCTTGCCCTTGTCATAGGACGAGAGGGACGGCATACACGCGAAGTCACCAAGGCACATGACTACATCCGGACGTTCGGCTAGGATCATACGGCCTAGCCAGTCGAAACGTTCGTTGCTAACCTCGGGTGTGCAATGGGGATCAGGTATGACTAGGTGTTTCATTCCGGCAACCTATCTACATAGTCTGCTAGACACCTAGCAGGAACCGTCTGGCTCTATGTCTTCGAGCGTCAGACCCTCGGCCAGCAGGATACGGGCCGGGTATTCAAGGTCATAATCGAGAGCGGACCGCCCGGCATCCATGACGGTTTCAATGTCTTCCTCTGCCAGCCAAGCCAAGCCCCGCGCCATGTGCGTCAGCGTCAGTGCGGCCTTCTCGTCGGTGAACGGGCCAAGGATCGTCATGCTGGAGACGATATAGCCGTCTCCCGACTCCATCGGCTGAAGCATGACGAACGAGGTACCGGCCGGAACGTCCAGCTTCTCGCCGTTAATCAGCAGTTCCATGGGTACGCTCCTTGAACAGACCGAAGAAGAAATCAGCGTCCATGATCGCCAAGGGCCTCTTGCGATTGGCCTTGAGGATCAGTAACGGCTCGCCTTTACCTTTGTGGGATTGGGCTTGCTCATACAGCTTATAGAC